CCTAAGTACAACAAGGACGGTAAATTATCTAAAGTTAACTTAAAAGGCATGAGCAATCCTGATGTTGTATGCGGTCCTTTTTCTAAATTTGAGTATAGAAAATTTAATTTAGCTAGTCCTAAACAAATCGTAGAAAGATTGAATGAGTGCGGTTGGCGACCTAAAGTTTTTACACCTAAAGGTGCACCTAAAATATGTGAAGAAAACTTAGCTACTGTCCCTGACAATGCTCCAGAGTCAGCAAAGAAGCTATCTGAGTGGAAGATGCTAGAGACTCGATGGAAGACCGTAGAGGCGTGGTTAGAAAATCTAGACCAAAATGATAGGGTGCATGGAAGTGTGTACACTATGGGTGCAATTACAGGCCGTATGACACACTCTAATCCTAATATGGCGAATGTTGTGTCGGTTGACAAACCATACGGTAAAGAATGTAGAGAATGTTGGTCTGTTCCTACTGAACAATACCGTATCGTGGGTATGGATGCTAAAGGTTTAGAATTACGTATGTTAGCGCATTACATGAGGGATGAAGAGTACATAGATGTAGTGCTCAATGGTGATCCACACACTACGAATATGAAAGCAGCGGGGTTGTCTACTAGAGCAGAAAGTAAACGTTTTATTTACGCATTTCTATACGGAGCAGGGGTGGATAAATTAGGAAGTGTTGTAGGTGGTACAGCGAAGGAAGGTGCTAGATTAAAACGAGAGTTCCTAAAGAATATGCCAGCATTAGACAATCTTATAAAGAAAGTTCAAAAGATGGCAGAGAAAGGTTCTATACAAGGATTAGACGGTAGAAGAATATATATACGACACCAACATGCGGCATTGAATACTTTATTACAAGGTGCTGGTGCTATATCTTGTAAACAATGGTCTATCTGCATGGATGAGTACATAAAAAAACATAGATTACGTGCAAACTTAGTAAATACAATACATGATGAAATGCAGTATGAGGTACATAAAAATGACGTGGATATGATGTTAAAAGGAGCAGACTTGACAATGCAAGAAGCAGGGTCTATACTTAGAGTTCGGTTGCCTTTGAACGCTGATGCTAAAGTAGGGCGTAATTGGGCTGAAACACATTAAACATGAAACCTAAAAATAAGGAATGTTATTAAATGATAGTATATGGAACGGCAGAATGGGCAAGCGTATTTGAGCCTAATTCTATGTCAAATAAATATCAAGTAGATATCTGTAATCTAGATAAGGATACTGTAAAAAAACTTAAAGACGAGCGTATCCCTGTCAGAAAAGGTGAAGACAATGGTGATGGTAAAGATACTTCTCACAAAGGGAATTTTATCACTGCTAAATCTAAACTTGCTCCAGAAGTATTAGATAGTGCTAAAAACTTATGGCCCTCTAATTTAAAGATAGGTAATGGAAGCCGTATCAAGGTTTCTGTAACTCCTTTTGATTGGACATATAAAACCAAAAGTGGAACTAGCGCATCTTTAAACAGAGTTATGGTTATAGATTTTGTAGAGATGAAATCACGAAAAGGAGATGATTTAGAAGAAGAAACTGAGGGATACGTTTTATCCCAAGATGAAACTCCTTTCGATGACGACGACGACGATGATGAAGATGATAATCTATAGAAAAAAAACAAACTCGACCTTCCTTTAGAGTTTTTTATCTTTTTTTTCTTTAAAGATATTTTTCATACATCTGTTTTGAATAGTAGGGGTTCTGGAGAATAAGACCAGAAATTTTTAATTTGCGAGGGACGGGGCAATTAAAATACTTATAGTAGTATAGTACCATTTTAAAAGTAGAAGTTTACATGAATAAAAATAAGAATATCAATACTCTATTGTCAGATATTGACACACTATTGCTTGACGGTAAAAAAGAATTAGATAAGGATAATCTAGACAGTTTTTTAACAACTATAAAAGAGGATATGGAACGTCTCTTAACACCATCAGAGGGAGAACGTAAACGATTAAGGTTGTCTGCTATAGGTAGAGAAGATCGTAAATTATGGTATGAGGTACGTGATAAAAAAATACGTAAAGAAAGTTCATCTAACAAAATGCGTTTCTTTTACGGTCATCTGTTAGAAGCAGTATTATTGTATTTCGCTAAAGAAGCGGGACACAATGTAGAGAAACAACAAGCGGAAGTTGTTTTAGAGGGTATCACCGGGCACATAGATGCAGTCATAGACGGAGTTCTTGTCGATGTTAAGTCAGCGTCAGATTTTAGTTTTAAGAAATTTTCTAAAGGAACTCTATTCCAAGGTGACGATCCATTTGGGTACATAGGACAAATAAGTGCGTATATGGAAGCCTTAGATATAGAAGAAGGGGCATTCTTTGCTATCAATAAAAACTCTGGAGAATTAGCATTACTAAGTATAGATAAACTTATGACTATAAAAGCTTCTGAGAGAGTTCGCTATCTTAAAAAACTTGTTAAATCAAAAGAGATACCTGAGAGATGCTATGATCCCGAAGAGTATGGCGTATCTGGAAATATGGTAGTTAAAAAGAATTGCATGTATTGTAATTATAAAGAAGAGTGTTGGTCTGATGCTAATGACGGAGATGGTCTTAGAGTATTTCAATATTCTAACGGATTAAAATATTTTACTACGGTAGCGTTAGAACCTAAAGTAGAAGAAATATTGTAAGCGTATTTTTATGAAAAAGAAGATACACGTAAATCAACATCAGATACGTGCAAATAAAAAAGACGGTGGTAATAGGAATGTAATTACTGTTAAGACATATAAAGACAACGTATATGGAGTAGAGGTAAATATAGAAGGGCCAAGTAGAGTGGTATACTCTCCTAATAAACCGTTAAGTTGTGGTGCTAAAGTGTGGATAGAAACAAGTAGCATTGTGTCAGTAACAACAAACAACAGGGAAATAGTATGGGTAAAGTAATTAAAGCACACCAACCGTGTCCAGATTGCAGTAGCACTGATGCACTCGCTGTCTATGAAGATGGAACATATTGTTTCTCTTGCCAACGAAGAAGAGGATCGATTTTTCTTGAAGGAGTAGAACAAGAAGAAGAAGAACAACAACAAGAAGAAAATGAAGTAGATAGCACAGAAAGTGTCAGAACACACTCTTCTCATTTAAGTTCTGGTACGCTATCTTCCATCAAAGATAGAGGGATATATAGAGAGACTTGTCAGAAATACTCTGTAACAGTTAAAGATAACGGTAGTAGACACATCTATCCGTATTTCAACAATGACGGTGAGCATATTGGGAATAAGATACGTGTCGTTAAGACTAAACAATTTAAGGCTGAAGGGGACATTTCTAGTTCTAAGTTATTTGGACAACATCTTTTTAAGAAAGGTGGAAAGTATATAACATTAGTAGAAGGGGAGATAGACGCATTATCTGCACATCAAATATTTGGTTTGAAGTGGCCTGTAGTGAGTGTAAAGACAGGTATTGCAGGTTCTTGTAAAGACATAGAAGAAAATTACGAATATCTTATGAGCTTTGAGAATATTATCATAGCTTTCGATAATGATGAACAAGGTAGAAAGTACTCTAAGAAAGCTGCTGAGTTGCTTTCTCCTAAAGCTAAAATTATGCGTATGCGTTATAAAGATGCTAACGAGTATATAACGAATAATTGTGAAGAGAATTTTGAAGCTGATTGGTGGAATGCTGAAGTATACGCACCTGATGGTATTGTAGCAGGGGCATCCTTATGGGATACTTTGATAGAAGGGCCAATTAAAGCAGAAGTTGATTATCCATTTAAGGGTATTAACAATATGACATACGGAATACGACGAGGAGAATTAGTAACTATCTGTGCAGGTACAGGAATTGGCAAGTCCAGTTTTTTACGAGAGATAGTGTATCACATATTTAAAGAGACTTCTGACAACTTAGGGTTGATGTTCATGGAAGAAAGTGTTCGTACTACTGCAGAAAGTATTATGAGCATATACTTGAATAAACTGTTACATCTTCCTGATTGTGAGTATACTAAAGGAGAATATAAAGATGCTTTTGATAAAACTATGGGAACTAGTAGATTCTATTTCTTTGACCATTTCGGATCAAACACAATCGAGAATATTATATCACGTATTCGTTACCTTGTTCGTGCTCTGGGTTGTAAGTATATTCTTCTCGATCATATATCTATATTAGTGAGCGCACAAGACAGTACTTTAGATGAGAGAAAGACAATCGACTCTTGTATAACGAAGCTACGTACGTTAGTGCAAGAATTGGGCATAACTTTATTTTTAGTATCGCATCTACGAAGACCCTCTAATGGTTCACATGAAACAGGTTCTGTTAATGTAAGTTTAAGTGATTTAAGAGGCTCTCACAGTATAGGTCAATTAAGTGACATTGTCATAGGATTAGAGCGCAACGGACAAGCTGATTGCGTAATAGAACGACACACAACATATGTACGAGTTATAAAGAATAGGTTTTCAGGTTTGACAGGATTATGTACAAAGTTACATTATGATTTTAAAACTGGGCGTATAAAAGAAGCTCCTTTGATAGACGGTGATCACGTAGATGAGTTATGATAAAGAACAAAAGTTTTTAGATATCTCTAAATATATTAAAAAAATTAAAAAATCTAAGATGAAAAAACAAATAGCTAAAAGAAGAAGAATTTTTAAAAAGAAAGGATAAAAATATTATGGCTGTCAGTGAAATGAAAAAAAACATATTGCGTGTATTACGCCATGAAATGCTGCATTTAATAAGAAAATATAAATCTATGGAACAAGACGGTGGGCGTTACAATACTGCGGCGAATGTTCTACAAGAGCGTATAGATGAATTATTAGATGGCGAACAAGATTGGCGGTAACAGCATATTATGCCTTTATTACACCAACACAGATTTTCTGAACTAGATCCTTCAAGTAATCCTAACGTATATTATATACACATGGAGAATTACAAAAAGCAAGGCGGGGACATAATAACAAAGACTTTAAGAGGTAGTCAAAATAGTCTCTCTTTAACTGTAAAGAAAGCACACGGTAAGACTATAAACACATACTGGGATGATAGCGACTTTCCGTGGCTTGTCACTCATCTCGATAAAGAATTTGACAATATAGAACGAGTGCTTAATATAAATCATACAGTCGTGTTCTTAGAAGAAACTGTTAACTCTTCTGTAGAATATAACGAGGATTATTTAAAAAAGAAAAGCAAGAAGTTACACAATTATATAAAGGATAGGTGGAGAAGAATAATATCTTCATACGAGCCTAAAAAGATATATGCCACTACACCATAGTATACGTTACCGTTCTGGTTTTGAAGTTCAATTTGCTAATGATTTAAAAAAACGTAGAATTCCTTTTAAGTATGAAAATTACAAAGTACTGTATGTGCCTAAGATACGTACGTATACTCCTGATTTTTATATAGAAGAGTTTGATTTTTTTATAGAAACAAAAGGATGGTTTAATGCAAGAGACAGAGTAAAACATCTTTTAATAAAAGAACAATATCCTGATTTAGATATTCGTTTTATATTTTCAAATCCCAATAACAGGCTTGACAAAGCATCTGTAACAACTTATGGTGGGTGGTGTGAAAGATACGGTTTTTTATACGGTAAAGACAGGATACCCGACGAATGGATGATGACAACGAAAAAAAAGAAAAAAAGATCAAGAAATCTGCAAAAACTAGTAAACGTCTCAAAAAAGACAATAAAGAAAAAGAAATAAAAGAGCACGATAAAGCTAATGAAGAAGTTTTAAATAGGTTTGAAGAAGCAACAAGTGCGTTAGATAAGCTTGATGAAATAATAAGTTCTTTGTCAAAAGCTGTTAAGCCACAAAGAGTTTTTCTTATACTTGAAGAAACTCGTTCTAATGCTGATGGTGCACCTACAGGTGGTTTTAATGTATCAGTTTTAGACCAAACTTCTAGAGTCCAAGAAAATAATCAAGAGAGTGTTTGCACAATTATGGCGGCAGGTATCGTTGCATTACTTGACGAAGCTTGTGATTTTATTTATGATAGAGGGGCAGAGTACTTAGGAGATAGAGAAAAAGAACGTGACTACGATAAAGCTTTACAAGAGGTTGCAGAGAGGAATAGTAAAAATACAAAAGATAAAAAAGGAAACGGATCTGATCCTAACAGTAACATAGTTTTCTTTAAAGATCACAAGAAGTATACTAACCCTCATAAAACAGAACCTGTCCTTCCGAAAGTAAACTTTAAAAGTAGTGATGAACAGTTAGAGATTAACTTTACACTAGACGATAATGTTAATCTTTCTTATGATGATGAAGATGATGATGATGATGATGGAAACACAAAACATTAAATGCTCTGTAACTGCTGATACTGATGCTTCTAAAGAAGATATAGATGAAGAGGTAGATCATCCTGTACACTATAAGCTTAACGAGAATGGAATAGAGTGCATAGATGCTATAGAAGCTACGATGGATTTCTACTCTTTTCAAGAATACTGTAGAGGAACTGTGATGAAGTATTTATGGAGATGTAATTATAAGAATAATAAATTAAAAGATTTAAAAAAAGCTTCTTGGTATTTAAATAAGATTATATCAAACATAGAAAAAAATGGTGACGGAATATAAAAAAATGAGCGAACAGACTATTATAGACCTTCCAAGTGTCTACCAAACTTTCATCCATAAAAGTAGGTATGCTCGTTGGTTAGATAGTGAAGGTAGACGAGAGAATTGGAATGAAACTGTAGAACGTTATCTCTCGTTTATGTGGGAGAATACTCCCGTAGTACAATTAGGAAAACAAAATTCTATATTTAACGAATTAAAAGAGGCAATTATTAATTTGCAAGTCATGCCCTCGATGAGAGCGTTGATGACTGCTGGCCCTGCTTTGAAACGAGAGAACATAGCAGGTTATAATTGTTCGTATATACCTATAGACAATCCTAGATCATTTGATGAAATAGTGTACATTCTTATGAATGGCACTGGAGTAGGTTTTTCTGTAGAGAAGAAATTTACTGATATGCTGCCATCTATCCCTGAAGATGGTTTTGAGATAACAGATGACACAATCTCAGTAGCAGACAGTAAAGAGGGGTGGGCTAGGAGTTTTCGTGATTTGATTAGTTACCTGTACACTAATCGTATCCCTAAAGTCGATTACAGCAAAATACGTCCTGCTGGTTCTAGATTGAAGACTTTTGGTGGGAGAGCTTCTGGCCCTACTCCGTTAGAGGATTTATTCAATTTTACTATACAAGTATTTAAAAACGCTAAAGGAAGAAAGCTATCTTCCCTAGAGTGTCACGACATAGTTTGCAAGGCAGGGGAAGTTGTAGTATCCGGCGGTGTTAGACGCTCTGCGCTACTCTCCTTGAGTGACTTTGACGACACTCGTATGCGTCACGCTAAAGCAGGTGATTGGTGGACTAACGAGCCTCAACGTGCTCTAGCGAACAACTCTGTATCATATTCTTATCGCCCTAATGCTGAAGCGTTTATGCAAGAATGGTTAGCATTGGTTATGAGTAAATCTGGTGAGCGTGGAATATTCAATAGAGCTTCTGCACAGAAACAAGCATCACGCTATGGTCGTAGATCAAACGAAGTTCTTTACGGAACTAATCCGTGTAGTGAGATAATATTACAACCTAATCAATTCTGTAATTTAACTGAAGTTATCTGTAAGCCTGACGATACTAGAGAAACTTTGTTGAAGAAAGTTGAATATGCTACAATCTTAGGAACTCTTCAAGCAACGTTGACTGACTTTCACTATATTCGTAAACGTTGGAAGAACACTACAGAAGAAGAACGCTTGTTAGGTGTTTCACTTACAGGCTTGATGGATAACAAATTATTAAATACACCAACACAACCTTTAACTAAACTACTCAACGAACTAAGAGAGAAGGCTGTTACGGTTAATATAAAGTGGGCTGATTTACTTGATATACCCCGATCAGCCGCAGTTACTTGTATTAAACCCTCTGGTACAGTAAGTCAATTAACCGACTCAGCAAGTGGTATACACGCTCGACATTCTCCCTACTATATCAGGACTGTCAGAGGAGATAATAAAGACCCTTTGACAATGTTTCTGAAAGAAGCAGGTATACCCAATGAGCCAGATGTTATGTCTCCTGAGTACAATACAGTCTTCTCTTTCCCTGTAGCTTCACACAGTAACGCTGTCTTCAGAAAAGACTTATCCGCTATTGACCAACTTAAAATGTGGTTAACATATAGCGAACACTGGTGTGAACACAAACCATCAATAACTGTGAGCGTTAGAGATGAAGAGTGGGTTAGCGTAGGTGCGTGGTGTTATGAAAACTTTGATAAACTTAGTGGAGTTAGCTTTCTACCTTATTCAGACCACACGTACAGACAAGCTCCTTACCAAGAGTGCACTAAAGAAGAGTATACTAAACTTAATAAAGATATGCCTAAGACTATAGATTGGAAATTATTGAGTGAGTATGAAAATAGCGACATGACAAAATCTTCACAGGAATTAGCGTGTTCTGCAGGGTTTTGTGAATTAACGGACATTTAAATTATTATTATTATTATTATCACAAGTAAATTATGAGAAAAGCTGAAACAATACTATCTGAAGTGAAGGTGTTTTTAAACAGTGAAGGGAACGTCGAAGTTGAATACTCCAATGTTCCCCCTGATGATTTTGTTAAAGAGATGAATAACAAACTACCTGAGTATGCTAACACCTATCCTATTTATAATTTTATGAAAAGATTAAATGTATTGACAAATTCGTATTACGATAACGTCAATAAACTACTTTCGTAAGAATTTAGAAAATCCTTTTATACCAAAAGATGCAGAGATGGCAATCATAAGGCCGTTCTGATACCAATCAGGTAAGGTGTCTAGTACGTGAAAACCTCTTTGTACTATGTCTTCCATTCCCGGTATGAATACTAGTATAGCGGGTACTGTTAACACAATAACAAGATACTCGTCTTTCCAGCTATCGTCACTGGCTTCAGCCATAGCTTTTTCCCACTCCATCTCACCTGCAGCGATCTTTTTGTGTACTTCAGCTTCTGCTTCAGCTTTAGCGACTTTAACTCGTGACTTAGCTTTAGCTTCTTGTAGTTTACTTTCCATCCACGTACCGCCTATGCTACTGACGGCACTTAGTATTGGACCTATTAATGGTATCATTGTATGTTCATCTCTCTTTTTTGTTGCTCTAACAAGTTATCTAAAGAAAGGTCAGGTGAAGGAACTGTTGACTTTGGTGCTATATTAATCACATCATCTGTAATTTTTCTTTGAAGTTCTTCTAGTGATTGCTTTTTTGTAGATCCAATACGATCTTTTATTTCGCTATAGTTTGGTTGATTAGCCATTCTAATTTTGTCTGCTATTGTATTTACAAGATTTTTAATTTTACTTTTTTCTGTTTTATTTAAATCTTCTCCTAACACAGAAGCAAATACTAAGTTTAATTTTTTTAATGTTTGTGGATCGGTTTTTCCTTTAATAAAAGAATCTACTACAATGCTAGCAGCACTAGGATCAGTAAACATACGTTTAGTAAGGTCTTGTCTAGCTAATCTCATTTGCATAACTCCTGCTTCCATTATAGCATATCTAGGAGATAACACTCCTTTCATAACATTGTAAGCTCTGCCTAAAGCCATTTGAGTAGTATACCCTCCTGCTACGCCTCCCATAGCAATAGCTTTTCTATTAAAATTAATTATTGTGTTTACTTCCATAAGCTCGTCTAAATTTTTTAGATGTTGTTTTCCGATTTTTTCTCCGTGTGTTGCTATAAATAATTTTTGTAGTTCAGGTCTAGATACTTTGTATTTTGCTAACATAGTTTGTAGATCTAATTTTTCACCTAATTTTATTATTGGTTCTCCATTATAAAGATCTAACACACCTGCTCTTCTAACATCTATTTTTTCAGTAAATTTAATAGAACTCAAAGTAAGTTCTTCTACAAACAAATCAGATAATTTAGTCAGTACCGTTTTATCAGGATTTCGTCCATTAAGTCCAAACTCTTCTATTATTTCATCCATAGCATTTCCTTCTACTTTTCCTATGGAGTCTTCAGGAAGAAGTTTTTCGTATTCATCTCGTACTTCTTTTTTTAAAGTTATCTTATCAAATTCTGTTAAGGCTTCTTTTTTAGCATCTGGCGACATAGCAATTTTTTGCGCTAAACTTGGTTTTCCTATTCCATATGCACCATCTGTTCCTGTTCTAAAAAATAAAGAAGATATAATACTTTCTCTAATAAGTCCTAATTGTTTTACATTAGATACTAAACCTCCCTGTCTAGCTTTCTTTGATATATCTTGATAAGTTCTATAACTAAGTAATCCGTATAAACTGTCTGCTAATGTTCTAAAATAAGTTTGATCTGCATCATCTATTTTTTCTACAATTCTTTTTATAAATGTATTATCTTCTTTTAATTCTTTAAGTTCTGGTAATCTTCCTTTAGTAATTAACACTCTTCCCTGTATTAATTCTGTTAATAAATCATTATATTCTTTTCCTAATAAATCTCCCCATTCTCCTTGAAGTATATGAAGATTACTA